AGAAGAAGAAAAACTATAGATATGAGGAAAGTTGATAAGAAAATAGGCGACCAAGAAGATATCATCTAAAGTAAGCTATGGCGGATTATACTACAAAATACGTTAATGAAGAAGATGTTAGAGGATTCTTTACACCTCCATTAGATTATGATGACATCACAACAAATGAAATCCTAAGAAAAATAGAGGCTGTAGAAGATTATGTTGAAGCAGTTTATTTCAATGATGGTTCAACAACATCTGGAAAAGCAAGGATACCTTGTCTTCTATTAATAGCATCAAAAATAATATTAGCACCAGAATTAGCTAAAAAATATTATACTCTAAGTAGAGAAGCTTTAGGTGATTATGAGTATGAATTAGCTCAGCCTATATCAAGAGGTACCGATATACAATCATCTCCACATGTTATTTCAGTAACTTGGGAAAAAATGGCATTACAAATGCTAAATAAGAGGTCAACTAATAACAGGTGGAAGGTATATAGGAGTAATGATTAATGGTTTATACCAGACCTTCAAATCTATATCCACCTAATTGGAACAAATTAAGATTCGCTCTATTTGAAAAATATAATTATACATGCCAATTATGTGGTAGATATTCAAAAGGACATCTTCACTTACACCATAAAAAACCAGTTAAACTTGGAGGCTCTCATAGTGAGTCAAATTTAGTAGTATTATGTTCAGATTGTCATTATCAAATTCATCATGATAGAAAATATAAGAGATATATATGAGTTACGAAACTTTATTGAATAACGTATTATATAAAACTACTAAAGCGTCATCCCAAAATCAATTAGGAGAATGGACTTACACTTATACTGACAGTACAACCAAAACTAAATGTAGAATGGTTCCTATAACTATAAGTGAAAGGATAGAAAGACCAGGTATATTTGATGATGTTAAATATACTTGCTATTGTGTATCTTCAGCAGGTTTAACTACAAATTCCACGATAACATATCAAGGTGTTAATTACAGAGTAAAAGCATGTGAATTCGATTCTTCGTTTCATCATCAAAAAGCTTTATTGAGTTTGATATCATGAATTTAAAAGTAACTCAAATTAGAGGAAAAAAGGATATAATTAGGAAATTAGAGAAAATAGATAAATTCGTTCCAAATTCTATGCAACATGCATTACAATATGGAGCTGATTTACTAAGAGATAGAGCTATACAAAATTTAGTTAATCTCTCTAAGGAGCCTGGTATGTCTTTGGATGGGGAATCCATAGCCAATAAAGAAAATTGGGGATGGCAACCTGAATCTCAATTAACTGGAAGACTATCATGTAATTCAAAACATGCCGCAGTAGTTGAACTTGGTGGTGAACAAACAGGTACAACTCTAGTTGTAAAGAGAGGTAGTGGAGGTTTTCCAATCGGAAAGCAACAATATGGTCAAGCAAGTTTTGATGATCAAGGTAAACCTATGATAAGAAGAGCATTTCTAATACAAAGACCAAAATATTATTTTAGAAGTGCTATTGAATCTCAATGGGTAAAGGAAAGTATAAAAAATAGAATCAAAAGAGATGTCTGGAAGAGTATGAGGAGCGTATTATGAGTTTAAGTGCAATAACTGATATAAGAAAATTCTTATTAAGTTCAACTACAATAACTAATATTGTCAGTAAAAACGATATAAATATAGGTTGGATAAAAAAAGAGGATAATTTTCCTTGTATAACAATTAATCAAGCAACTGGTACGGATGTTGGTTATCTAGGATATAATACTGCAGCAGCAGGCTCTCAAATGAGAAGAGAGACTTCTACTGTTCAGATTGATATTTATGGTAACACACGTCTACAAACTCTACAGATTGCTGATGCAGTTGTTCCAAGAATGATTTCAGGTGGATGTAGGAAGGATGCTGATATAGATGATTATCTCGATGAGTATGGTAAATATAGAAAAATTCAAACTTATACTATGACAAAAGTTTTCGATGACTGATGTTTAAATGTATTGTTAATATTTGTAAGTAAATTAATGTTTTAATGATAGGTAAGATTAATTATGGCTGGAACAGTCACAGGTAAAAACGCTAAAGTACATCTAGCAGCACATGCAGGTGGAGCAGCACCAACTTGGACAAATAAAACCCATTCAACATGGGGTATTGCTGATTTCTCTCTAACAATTGATAGAGGTACTATCGAACAAGATTTGATTGGAGAAAAAGGCAATTATTTTGAACAAGGATCTTTATCTTTAGATGGTTCTCTTACTGCATCAAAATTTGCAACAAGTGGTTTATCTGATATCTTAGATAACTTACTTGACAACGATGCAGGAACTTATGCATATTTAGCCATTTCAGGAACAATATCTACAGATACAGATGCAGTATATCTCAGTTGGTATCTTACATCATGCCAAGTAACTGGTTATGATATATCCATCGGGGATGCTGATACAATAACAGAAGCAAGTATAGATTTCGTAGTTCTAAATCCACAGGATATTAACTACCTAAGCAATTGTTTGTGGGGTTAAATTATGGCAGGAACACCTACAGTATATACAGGAGAAGATGCAACTATCTATTTAGGTAGTGGAGGAGTAACAAATAAGCTCAGTCACTCAACATTAGCTATATCTGATTTTTCGTTAACACTGAGTAAAGGTACCGCTGAACAGGAATTAGTTGGTGAGAAGGGTAACTTTTCATTAGCAGGTTCATTATCAGCTGAAGGCTCTCTAACCGCTTGTAAGATGCATTCTACAGCTGTCGGTAAGTTAGTTAATAATATGATAGTTGGTTGTCCTATAAGTGTATCAGGCAATTGTGGAGCAAATTCTTTGCACTTCTTTTTACAAAGTTGTCAAGTTACTGGATTTGATTTCAGTATAGGAACTGCTGACGATATCACAGAAGGAACAATAGATTTTACAATGCTATATCCATATCTGTTATCTTCAAATAGATCCACAGCATCAGGTGCAAATTATCCAATAATATCAGAATGTTGGAACTGGAGCTAATTGTACTAATTTATGTCTTAATGTTTATATATTATATCAAAAAGTAAAATAGAGGTAATTCATTAATATGGCAGAAGATACTAAAAATGAAAATACACCACCAAAAGATTTTGATGATCTCAAAAGAAAAATAAAAAAGAAAGAAGGAACTGATAGAGAAGCTGTTATAAAGCAAATAGCAACTAGAGATAAACTTGAAAGAGATTATCAAGAGGATATATTGAGCGTCACATTTGAATCATCCCCAGAGACTAAAAGGATGATAAAGGCAAAAAAACCTACACAACAAGAAATGATGATGATAATGAGACTATCAGCTGAAGCCGCAATATATGAAGGGAAAATGGATAACGAATCTCTTCAGAAAATGGTGGAAATTTACGAAAAGTTACCTGAATTAGCAGCTACACTTAGTTTAGATGCATCTCTTAATATAGAATTTTGGAAAGAGAAAATTTCTTTCTCTACATTACAAAGTTTTATAACAGAGTTAATTAGAGAGACACAGAGGGGTAGTGGTGTTACTTCAGACGAATTAAAGAAATTTCGTTAAGAGCGGATTAGGCCAGTTAGAAGCTAGAGTCTGTAAATTCTTACACAAAACACCTTCGGAGGTTGGAAATATACGTAGAAAAAATCCAATTGATATAGCTTTTATTGAGAATTATATAGTAAATGAAGCTGAAGAAAAAGCAAAGGCTTATAAAGAAGCTGGAAAAAAATCTCATAAAGGTAAATCCCGAAGAATATAGACATTAATGTATGTTAGTATGTTTAAATGTTATAAATATAGTGTGATAATATCGTAGCAACTGTTCAAGTGGAACAGATTACTGGAGCAACTCCTGGGACTTTCACTTATAAAGATAACTCAGGTACAGCTAAATCAGGTACAAGATATCAAACTTCTGATCAAGTTGATGGTAGTTTAACTACTTATCCTATTCCTATACCTACTGTAGATTTAGGATTTAGTGGATCTTATTGGACTACTCATTGTATAAACGTTACTGCAGCACCTTCAACCTATATAAAGAATTTGAAGTATTATCAAACATGGACAAATTCTTCAAGAGTAGATTGGACTTTAGGTAGTAGTCAAGCTACACCAGCAGGTTTATATATTGCAGTGTCAGCATCAACAGTAGCAAGTTGTCAGACTTTAACACAAGGTTTTCCTTCTAGTATGTATAAACAAGCAACCGGTACTGAATCAGTAGCTGGGACATTGATATCTGCAGCAACAACAGGTTATACTTTCTTTTCAGGAACATCAGTTGGGCAACCAAGATTATCTGGTGGAATGTGTCTGATAGATAACTTTAACTCTCAAACTAATGCTCTGATGGTTCAATCAGGACAAGTAGTTGGGGCTACTACAGGTAGAAGTTATTGTATAGCTACACAAGTTATTGTTGGTAGTGGAGCAACACAAGGAGAAAAGTCTGATAAAACAGCAACATTTGTTTATAGTGAGGTTTGATTGTATATATTTATGTTAAATGTTATCATACAATCGAGGTGAGATTTGTATGAAGAATAATTACAGTGCATCAGAAAAAGCCTATGCGGCTGCAATGTTAGATGCTGAAGGACATATCTACGCTAATAGAAAAGTAAGGAACGATACTGGATATCCACAAACATATTATGGTGTTTGCATTTCTAATTTATCTAGAGACATGTTAGAATGGATTCAACATAGATTTGGTGGTATAATATATGTTAGAAAGAATAATAATATATTAACACTTCAATTTGTAAAACAACAGGAAATGTATTGGTTCCTTAAGATTGTAAGACCTTATCTTATAATAAAATCAGATTTGGCTGATTTAATGATACAATATTTAGAAAGTAGATTTG